TCAAGCCGGGGCGTGGGCGCAATCAGCAGCATTGGCAGTGCACGTGACATGGCCACAGGCGCAAACAGAAACTTGTCGCCTGTTGTGTTAGGCAGTACGCAGAACGCAAACAACCTGTCACCTGTTGTGTTAGGCAGTACACAGAACGCAAACAACCTGTCGCCTACTATGTTGGGCGGGGCACAGAACGCGGGCTTCTTTACAGACCGCTTGGGCAACCAAATCTATGCTCCCGGCATGGGGCCCGTCAGTGCCCCAAGATATGCCAAGGGCGGTGACGTGGACTTAAAAGCCTTACTGGCGCAGAACACCGAGACCATGTCGGACGAAGAGCCTGAAGAAGCCACCAACACAAACCCCGTGGGCACAGCGCAGAAGATGTTGGCAGACCTTGGCGGCGCGGGCCAAGCATCGCCCACACGTCAAGCAATCAAGCGCGTAAGGACAGCTCCTGGCGGTGGTGCAACTTCTGACAAGGCAATGCAGATGGCGTATGAAGCGCTGTCCAAGGGCGACTTAAGCGCAATGAAGGACGTGACACCCGGAGCGCGGAACACGGACTCTGCGCGTGCGCAGATGGAAGAACTCGCCCGCATCTATCAGATGAAGATCAGGGCAACGCAGGAAAAGGCCAAGGGCCTGTCCGCAGACACCTTTGGCGCGCCGACCTTGGAAGGTCAAACACTCACCAAGGGCCGACTCACCAAGAAGCGTTTTAAAGACGGTGGTGAAGCAAAAAAAGCAGTCGCTGAAAGTGCTGAAGAGCCTAGCATTTTCAGCGTGAGTGACTATGCCACCAAGGCATCGGCTCGCATGTTCCCTGAGCAAATGGGACAAGATGATGAACGGGACGCGGCCCGCCACATGTTGGCAGCTGCAGTCCTTGCAAAGAAGACAGGCCCAAGTACAGCAGTGTTCTTGGGTAAAGCGCATGAGCGCATGAGCAACCCTGAGTCGTTCTTTAGCATGCTTGGCATTGGCAAACCGCGTGACGACTACGAAATGGACGTGCACAACAACAGGGTAGGCGCGGACCTTGGATCACGGGCCACGAGCCAGGCAGAGTTAGAAAAGCTCGTTGCCGCTATGGCTATGCAGTCGCAGAACAAGCAGGTCGAGGGCAAACCTTGGACCATGAGTAAAGAACAGATGAAGAACCGCAAGGGACAGGTTACAACCCAGCCCCCTGAATACCGCGCCGAGGGTAGCCCTGAAGAAGGCGAAGAGTCTTTGGACAAGTACTACGCGCCAAAGGCGCGCCCCAGCACGGGACTTAACCGCAAGCAGGGCCCAATCAGCCAGCAGTTAAATTCAGGTGAAGCGTATGTCAATATGGCCAAGGGCGTGACAGAGCTGCCCTATGACATCGCAGGTGCGCCTGTGGACTTGGCAACCATGTTGATGCGTCCGTTTGGCTATAGCACCGAAAAGCCTGTTATGGGCAGTGACTTCATTAAAGAGAAAATGACCAAACTGGGTGTTCGCCCAGAGCCGCCTGCCGACCCAACGGCCAAGGGTTTCTATACCGCCGGCGAACTGCTGTCCAACTTGTCCAACCCTGCGGGCGTAACCCGTGCTGCTGTCAAGGGCGCGAAGAAGACGGGCGAGGCAGCCACTGCCGTGGCCAAGGACTTCCAAGAATACAACCGCCAGCTATCCGTTCCCGGCGCGTCGTATGCCGTCCGCCCAACCGGCAGCACAACCAACATGAATAACCCTGCGGTGGATTCTAAACTTGAGCGCTTAATTGCTGACGGTCGCCGAGGAGATGGCATAGAAAGAACCACCGATGGCATAGAAAACTTCTGGAACGTAAAAGCGCGGAACTACTTTGAAAAGCAGTTTGGAACACCTAACGACCCAGTTGCAGAAGGGCTTAAAACAGGCCGCATTAAAAACGAAGCGACGCAGAGCACTGGGGCTTTTCCCAGTTATCTCACCGACCAGTTGACCGTGGGCAAGACCCGCACAAGAGAGGGCGAGCGCCCTGCGGCTGCTTTTGTAGGACCTGGCGCACCAGCAACTCGGTTCTTTCCTAAATACCCACAGGCGATGGAAGAGTTCACTGCCCGTTACGACACGGCCACTGGCTTAAAAGGCGATTTAATATCCAGGGAACCCGGAATGGGCAATGAGACCTACCCCAACATGCTCAGTCCGCTTGGAGAAACGCGGGTAACTCAATCAAGGGACACGGCCCGTGATATGTTGGCGGCTCAAGGGGTTCGTGACGAGTTAGCAAACCCAAACATAGAACTTACTGCTCGTTCTGAAAAGGGCTCAGACTTGTCTACAGGCTACTCTCCTCAAGCAAAAGCACTCTTAGAAGCCTATGAGAAAGCAAAAGAAAAACCGTCAATACTGTCCCGCTTAGGGCTCACATCTGAAGCGGAACCGTCTGAGACACTGTCTCAGTCTGTTCTTACCGCTATAGAAAAAGGCGAGCCAATTTATGACACCACTGGCATAAAGGCCCCCTTAAAGAGCTTGTTTAGTCCTGCAAAAATTAACAAGTACTTAGAGACCCTGCCAGAGCGTGAACTTAAAAATGTCCGGTTTGAGGATGTAGTCCAAGGCGCTAACAAGATGTTTGCGGAAGAGGATACCCTTAAGGCCCTTGCAGAGCGTATACGAAGCAACAAAAAAGTGCCGGATAAGGTGTTTTCAGATGGCGTCAGCAGCCCACGTTTGCAGTTTGACAAGAAATGAGGGTTTGATGGGTTTGCTTGGAAACGTCTTGAGACACCAGAATCCACCGTTCCAGAAGGCGCGTACCTTGGCCACTCTGTCGGTGGCTACAAACTAGGCGGCCCTACCTACTCAAAAGAAAAAATGCAAGCCTTCAAAGATGGGCGCAACCAAGTCTATACTCTACGTGACAACCGTAATAGACCGGTGACTACTGTAGAGGTCCAAATGCTAGATGAGTTCACTCCTGCTGTCCTGCAAATCAAGGGCAACGGACGCGCCACCGGCAATGTTCCGGCGGAAAACTACGATCGGCTGGTGCTGGACTTTTTTGAGAATTACTTGAACCCGGTCCAAATATCAGAGAAGGACGCGCTTCTTACGCCGTTGCTACAGCAATACAAAGAAGGCATAAACGCCAACTTTAAAATGCCTTAAAGACAGGAACATACATGGCAATCGAAAAAGCAATGAACCAAATGCCCTCACTAGAAGTAGTGATAGGCGGCGGCGGCATACAAAAACCTCAGGCAGACATTGAAATCATCATTGAAGAAGATGGTGGTGCAATCATTGAGATGGGTGAGCAGGATGCTGAGGAAGTCGACTTCTACGGCAACTTGGCAGCGGTCATTGAGCCGGACATCTTGGCCCAAATCGGCATTGAAGTGTCCTCTTTGTTTGATGCCGACAAGGGCTCCCGCTCCGAGTGGGAGTCCATGTACGCCAAGGGCCTGGACCTTTTGGGCTTTCGCATGGAAGAGCGCACCAAGCCCTTCCGTGGCGCGTCGGGCGCGACCCATCCAATGTTGACCGAGGCCATTGTTCAGTTCCAGGCACAGGCCTTCAAGGAGCTGATGCCCGCCGGTGGCCCTGTTCGCTCGCAGATCATGGGCAAAGAGACTGTGGAAAAGTTCCAGCAGGCCGGCCGTGTGCAGGACTTCATGAACTACCAGATCACCACGGTGATGGAAGAGTACACGCCTGAGTTTGACCAGCAGCTTTTCTACACTGGCTACGGTGGTTCGACCTTCAAAAAGGTCTACTACGACTACCAACTGGGCCGCATGGTGTCAAAACTGTGCTTGGCAGACGATGTTTACATCCCGTACAACGGCTCAAGCGTCGTTTCCCAGTGCCCACGCCTGACTCACCGCATTGCAATGGACTCAAACGAGTACCGCAAGCGTGCTTTGGCCGGTGAATACCTTGACGTGGCCCTTGATACTTACGCTTCGCCTGCTGACGCAAGCCAAATTCAGGAAGCAGTCGACAAAGTTACAGGCATTCAGCCCACTGACGACGTCGGTGAGGTATTTTTGCTTGAGCAATTGGTCGATCTGGACCTCACAGGCTTTGAAGACATGGACGAAGACGGCGAACCGACCGGAATCAAGCGCCCATACGTAGTGACTCTTGCTGAAGACACCCTTAGGGTGGTCGGAATTCGTCGCAACTGGAAAGAAAACGACGAAAGATGCACACGTCGCAACTATTTTGTGCATTACGTGCTGGTCGAGGGCCCCGGAGCTTACGGCTTGGGCTTTGTGCACCTCATCGGAGGCCTTGGTAAGGCCGCTACAAGCGCTTTGCGCCAGCTGATTGACGCTGGCACGCTCGCTAACCTCCCTGCAGGCTTCAAAGCCCGTGGCGCGCGGATCGCGGACGACTCTAACCCAATCCAACCAGGCGAATGGCGTGACATTGACGCCGGCGGGGCAGAACTTGCCGCCTCTTTGTTGCCATTACCCTACAAAGAGCCGAGCCAAGTGCTGTTTGCCCTGATGGGCTTCTTGGTGGACTCAGGCAAACGCCTGTCCAGCACTGCCGACATGCAAGTGGGCGACGGAAACCAGTACGCACAGGTGGGAACTACCCTTGCGCTGCTTGAACGTGGCTCTATGGTCATGTCCAGCATCCACAAACGTTTGCACTATGCGCAGACGTTGGAGTTCCGCCTGCTGTTCGAGGGCTTTGGCCAGTACATGCCGGACGAGTACCCCTACGACGTACCAGGCGCGAGCCGCAGGATCAAGAAGAAGGACTTTGACACCATGGTGTCGGTCCAGCCCGTGGCTGACCCCAACA